ATGCCCGACCCAGTGTCGATCATGTAGTACGTATCGCTGCCCACAGCCGGTTCTGCCACACAAGGGACAGCCCCAGCACCCGTCATGATCTCCAACGCTGAGAAGCTTACACTTCCTTCAGTGCTGGACACCTTGGCGTAACGACCACGTTGCTCAGTCTCAAATGCGAGCAATCCGTGATCAGCGGGGCTAAGTAGAACGTGAGTAGGACTTCCGCCCTGATTATACAGTTCCGCGCCAGTCTGAACCAGCGAGTCCGTAAGCAGAGGAGCAGTTGCACCCTTGACACCATCCACACCAGCAAGGCGGGTTGGGTCAGCGGTACGAACAACACCGTTGAACGGAGTTGCACCAACACCGCTACCAGGAAGCCACGCACCAAGGCTGTCTGCCTTAGCGTCGAAGTCGCCTGCGCGATATAGGATGTCAGTATTCACAAGAGGCGTGGTGAAATCCGAGTCAAGAGTAATCGTATCAGTTGCCCGATCGACCGCCTCTACAATTTGAATCTCTCCAGAGTCCTCCAGGTTAGCTTGCGCGGCACTTGAGTACTGCACTCGCATACCCACTTCAAAGAATCGTCCCTCTCCAGGGGAGAGAATGAAGGCTGGGTCTCCAGTTACATTAGTTACCGTTGCACGACCGCCCTTTGGTGTACGAGCAAGAAGCTCGAAGTGAAGGTCGTTCGCAAACGCCGAGTAGGCGCTGTCAACAGCGTCAGTGAGTGCCTCGCGGAACGCAGCCGGGTCACCCATCGAAAGTTCCATCACCTTGTTGGAGACGGTTGCCTTCGCGTAGTTGTCCGTATGCGTACAATCCCAGCGTTCCCGCGTTGCGGGGCTTTGCTGTTCATGTGCCGTGAGGTAGGTTGCCGATTGTCCGGTGATGTTCGCATATCGAATTGGTTTCGGATATACGTTACCACGGACATTCGTGTTCTTGGGGACAATGCCAAGGAATGGATGATTCTTGTATACTAGGTCAGCGACCGTCGTACCCTGATACCATTCCTTCAAAAAGTCGGTATAGTCCGACTGTTCGAGTGTCCCCCCAGTTCCAATAGCCATAGTTTATTCCTTATTGGTTTTGGTGAATCCTATCCCACAGTTCAGCCTGGGCCTGCTTCTTTCCTCTTGTCATCGCGTCTTGCATGGACCACGGCTCGTCAACTGCCGTAAGATTCGGGGTTAATGTGTTGGTTGGTTTTGGTGCCTGGCTGGGCTCAGGGTCTTCGCTAGTCTTAGTTTTGATGGCATGTAGAACGTCATAAAGTTCCCACAATTCACCTTCGGCTTTGCTGGCCACGTCGTATTCGCTGACTTGTTTTCCGTCTTGTAACTGGTTGATAAGCGTAGTAGATACGTTACCTTCCAGTGAGAGTGCAATTAGACCTGGATACTTATCCTCCTCGGCTCTAATATTACCCACAACACCTTCATGAAAGGTGCGGAATCGTGCCTCTTCGGCTTCTTGGTTTGCTCGCTCGGATGCTTTTTGTTCTCTATCTAGGTCACGTTGCTCCAAAGCATTGAATCTCTGGAGAAGCTGCTGCATCTCAGTGGGCTCCTCTGGGATTGGGGCTGCGAGTTCTTCCATTCGCGCTCTGAGGGAGGCGATTTCGGAGATGGCTGCGCCGGTTTCGGGCTCCTCAACGGTTTTGAGGTACTCCGCGATTTCGGGTGCCACAAGCGCTCTATCAGGGAGTACCCCCTCTTCCGGCTCTCGGTCTTCCCCACGTAACTCTTCTTTGGTGATGGGTGCTTCTGTTTGGAGCGTGCGTTCCCAAACCTGCTCTTTAGTTTCCGGCGTTGCTTCTTCATTTACCTCCGGCGTTACTTGTTCTGTTAGTTCTTCAGTCATAATGCTTGCTGTTGTCCTTGTTCTTCCGTTGCTGCGGTGGGTGATGCTCCTGTGATATCAAGAGCGGGTGGTCCTCCTGCAAAGCCGGGATCAATCCCAGATGCTTGCATACGAGTGGCTTCTTGTTGTTCTGCAACGAGTGACGTAACCTGCCGTAAGAATTGATACAGCATGTTGATACGATCGTCGGGTACGCCCATAGCCTGGGCGCGGTTTATATACATTTGCGTAAGTTTCAGAGACAGTCGGAGGTCCATTGTGGGCTCCGGCTCCGTGTACTTACCGTCATCGAGAATCTCTTCCAGGATGCGCTCCACAGCGTCCCTGGAGGCGTTCTGAAGGCTTCTGTAGTGGTCTAGGTCTGGGAACCCAAGTAGGGCTAGTCCTTCGCCTACGTCGATCAACTGAGCCCCTAGAAGCTCCTTGACCTGAGCTAGCCGACCACCAAACTCTACGGAAAGAGAGGAGGCGGGAAGGGCTTGCACGATGTAGGAATCCTTCTTGGGGTCTAGATAAATCTCATCCCAATCTACGTCCTCAATCGTGTTCTTGTCCTTCTTGAGTACTACCGTGAACTTACGACCCTCAGATTTAGCCCGGTCTGCGATCATCTTCCCGGCAATCAGCTGATGCTCAGATAGACGCACCCTGAACTGTTCCCTGATGTCATAGTTATCGGATAGCTCGGTGTTCTGGATATCAACAATGGTCTGGAAGGCTGCGCCTGTCTCTGCTGCGTTGCCTGCCTTCTCGCTCATACCCATTGAGATGAGTCGTGCGATTTGGAGACACCACGTCCACTGCGTCATCATGTAGGCGACGATATCGGCGGGAATGGACGGAGGTAGTACGATCTGAGGAGCGCGACCCGTGTGATTGATCTTTATCCCCGGTACGTTAGCTAGCTTGCCCTCCGTCACATTACCATCATCGGGAATGAGGATGTAGGGCTTGGGGGATGCCTCTACACACAGCTCGACGTGCATGATGGAGGTGTTCATGTCGAAGTGACCCCCAATCAACTCTTCGGCCAAACCAATGCCCCAGAAGCCCCCAGAGGGGTCCCTCTTCCACCGGGTGAAGCTGAACGGAAAGTCATCCAACTCCCAGTCGTCAAACTCAAGCATAGCCCCGTTAATGAAGATGGCATGCTTCCCGTCGCCAGCTCCAGGCCAACTAGGTAGCTTCCAGCTCTCCACAACTTCAACCATGTTGCTCATGTTCGACTGAGCCTTCACAGCCCACTCGTGATACCTGAAGTCGGAAATGTTGCTTGCTGTAGCAATCTTACCCCTAAGATGTGGGTACATGCTCTGCAGTCGTCCCCTTGAAACAAACTGACGCTGATACATGTGGGAAGGGGCACCGGCAATCGCCTCTACCGGGTCTACAAACAAATCCCTCGGATGAACTACCGCGTTGACTACTTCATCAACCTTGGGGTGGGGGTGCGTCTTGATAGCCCCCGTACCTACAACAAGCGAGTGTAGTGTCGCGTTAGAGTCCTTATCGTCTAGAGAACACGCATGGTCTTGGAATGAGATCCAATGCTCCATCTGCTTACTCTTGCGACGGTTAGTGAAGTTGCCTCCACTGGAAATGAACTTGGTTATGATGTCAGGACGTGTTAGACGAGCATGAACTGCGTCCACCATGATCTTGATCACATTCAACGGAACACGACTGTACTCCATCGACCCAATCCGCATGTTACTCACATACGCACGGAGGTAGTCCTGACCCGACAACTCGCGGTTTGTATATAAGGCCTCCCAAGCTCGATATGCGCCCAAACGGTGTCTGTCGTTATCCGCATAGTACGAATAGAGCCTGACAGCCTTCTCCAATGCCTTCGTTCTGGTCTTCTCGCCCCACCAAGGTTCTGATAAATCATTCTGACTGACGGAATCTGACGTAGACATGTAATAAGAGTGATTTCGGACTTGACTTACGGAAAATAGTATGCTACGGTCGGTTTGCCTCTATGGCATGGTCACTGACACCAAGACGTGTTGATGTGACAGCGGCCTTGAGAGGGGGATCCGGGCAGGTCCCCCTCGCGCCGTCTTTTTGCCTGTTACGGGGGTCATGGAACTTACAGATTTGGAGCGGCTGGCCAAACGGGTAGCGACGGTATACAACGGGAAGGCATTCCCTCGGTGGGCACAGATAGAAGCTATGCACAACCTGCAGGAAGCGTTCAAGAGGCGCGAGCACGAGCTACTAGAGTACGCCAATAGGGTTCGGGTTTCTCCTGAACAGACTTAAGCTCTTCCGACTTTAAGAGAGCCATCTTCCTCTCAATCCATATCTTGCTACCGGGTTCTACACCGTCATCCCAGAACATACCCTTGGCGGAATGGGTACGTACCTTCTGGTATGCATAACGGTATGAGTCTGCGCAGTGATCTGGGTAGTTATCCCCAGCCTTTACTTTCCGTGCCCCAGAGATACTCTTCTTTGGGTCCCAGATTAGTATCTGCATCTCGTCTACCAGCTGCTGGCATCCAGACTTCACTATCTTGATCTTCCCGGCCCTCGCATCCGCGTTGATGATGTTGATCCCCATGTCAACGCTGTTGTAGCCCTTCTTCACGGGCATAGCGGGAATGGTGGGGTGCGTGTCCTTCCACTGCTTGATGAAGGCTGCCCCCTGCCCGCCAGAGTCTACAACGATGTTGTCGAAGTCGAACTCCTGCATCAACCGCTCAATCTCCGTCCCAGCTTGCAACGTGGTGAACTGGTTCTTGTAACTAGTCAACACATACGTTCGCGTAAGCTTGCGGGAATAGGCAAGTATTGTGAACGCACAGGGGTCCACAGTACCCAGGTCAATCCCAAGGATGTATCTCCAGTCGTCTGCTAGATGCTTAGGCCACCGCTGAACGAATAGGTCGCTGCGTACCTCGTAGCACATGCCTATGTCGTCTCTGATCCATTCTCCCAGATACTCCCTTCGGAATCCGGGGCTGGCCCTCGTCCACCCGTTGGCTGCGCAGGCCAGGTTGTATTCCTCCTCCACCAACTTGATGTAGGGGTTCTCCTTCATCGTCCAATGGTGTACGCTCCACGCCAGGTCCTTACTCTTCTCCGTCATCCCCCTCCCGTGGATGATGTTGTAGAAAGGGGTGTCGAAGGCCGCAGAGGGGGTTCCAGTGACCAGGATGGGTGCCTTGTAGTCAGCAGTCGCGGGAAGAAGGATTTGGGAGATGAGATACTCCATATCACTACCCATGTTCTGTGCTTCGTCGAGACAGGCTATGGGGGGCTTGCCTCCTCGAATCTTGTCCATCTCTCGCCGTGTGCCCGCACCGTATACCTTTATCTCCGACCCATTGGGTAGCTTCACGTCACTCGTAGCCTGATTGAAGTTGAGCCCTAGTCCTAGTGAGTCATTGATCTCTTTCAACGCTGGCCAGATGATAACCTTCGCACTAGCCCTGTTCATGTTGACGTACACAGGGTAGCTGTGTGGATGCTCAAACCCAGCCCTCAACAAAGCCAAGGCAATACCGTGACTCTTTCCCGCACGACGGGAACAACATGCCACCTTCAACCTAGACTTGTCGTTGATGAACTCCCGCTGAGGCTTGTACATCAGCTTAGTCCAATCAAGGCTGTCTAGCCTGCCCGTCCTCTTCTCAGCCTCCTCAAGAAGCCGCATCAATTCAGGATCTCTAGACTCCTGTCTTAGACTTCCCAACCAGCCTCCTGAGAGGTGTACTTGAACCAGGGGTGGTACACAATACTGTACCTCTCCTTAGCCTTGTTAGCTAACTCCCTGTGTTTCCTCAAGTCCTTGGACGAGAAGGTGTAGAGTAGGTTCCCAGGCTTGATGTCAAAGTCCATATAGAACTGCTCCAGTAACGCACTGGCTACCCCCTTCATCTTCTCTTGCTTCTTCACCGATATCCAGTGAACGACGGGAAAGGCTTTGAAGCTCTCTGCACACATGAAGCCGCGTATCATGTAGCTGGCGTTCTGCTCGTGGCATACGTACACAGACCCATTCTTGCTAGCCCTGCTGACTATCTCGTCTAGTAGGCGATGCGTGTACGCAAAGTAGTCATCCCGTATGATACCGGGGTTACGCATCTCTGGGCTGTTCTCATACGCCAACAACCAACTCTTCAGGATGTATTCCCGATCTCCAGAGTTAGCCTGTCGAATGTCGAAGCTACCCTTTTCGTTGATTATCACAGGTTCTCCTCGACTTCTCGGTTGCCGTCAAAGATCATGAGCACCTGTTGCTTGTCCATGCCCCGCTTGAGCATACTACGGGCAATCTCCAAGTCAGTCTTCTTCCCCAAGTCAGCCCTGGCTACTAACGCAGAGCGAGCCATCTCTAGTTTCCTGATGCTGTCCTGATGGGCTAAGAATAACCGCTGTACCTCTGGAGCTAGGTTCAATCCCTTCTCCAAGTCTAGCTGGTATTGGTTGAGAGCTAAGTCAGCTAAATGTAGCTGTCTGTCTATCCTCGCTAGTTCCGATACCTCT